CGCGCCGAGAGGCGCGTCAGTGCGAGAGCATTGGACAACAATACCCTGCACTGTGAACCTTAGATGGTTTTAGTGTGTGACATGAACCTAAGCACTTATTCGTGTACTCGCTAGTTGCGAGCGATCGGTGTTCTAAAGCCGAGCGATTACTTGTTCTGGTACTCATGTAGCGGTACGTCCTACCTATGGCAGCTTAGAAAAGCTGTCGGAGCCGCCAAGGTACCTCGGGGAGACTAGAGGGTGACCTCTAGTGAAATGGTTACGCTCACCCTTCCCGGGTGATGCGGCCTTGCGGAAAGGTGCCCTGGTAGTGATACCAGCCCTCCATGGCAAAGCGCTTCCGGGGGAACCCGGAGTACAGTTACTGATGACCTCATGGCCAAGTGCAGTTCGCTGTGCTTGGGGGTCGCAGGAGCGGGGATACCCGTTCGCTACTAGGGAGAACCTAGAGCTAGCTAATGAGTCCGTCTCAGCGCGCCTGTCGAAAGACGAACCTCCGACATCGGATCCTTTTCTAAGTTGGGGTCATCTGGGGGTAAAAGAGCCAACCTTGGAGTTTCCTGTAGTAATACAGGTGGAACCCCATGCGGATTAACCCAATCTTTCCTGATAACAATAGAAACAGGTTCCTGATGGAATGACGCATGGAGTCGGAGCTCACCGTCGAGTTGTACGCTGATAACAATAGACCAGCCTCTGCTTCCGTATGTGGGCTCTTGGGAAACCCTCTTCGGAGGGGGTCTTCATTGAGCTTGATATCGCCCAAATCAACCCTAAGTGGCCTTCTAGCGCCACGAGCTTGCTAAAGCGACCTGCGGCCGGACCTGCCTTGGTGGGTCCCGGAAACCGAAGGGTTGGAAGCTAGTCCTCGGACTTTTAACAAAATTCAAATTGTTATGCGCAACACAAAACACTTATATAAAGTGCTAGTGCCGCACACTCTAACCTGGTCATTCTGTGTAAAATCAGAATTAAAACTAGCGGCTATGATCCTTCGGGTCGTACCGCTGGTCTTTGGGCAATTAACAAGTTCCAACGTGAAAGTGGCCTGGGGTTTTGCCCAGAATGTCAGAAAGCTGCACAAGAGAATGGGTCCTCGAGGCTTGGCAATCTACCTGAAAGCCTGTAGTGTTTGCTTACAGCAAGCCGCAGGTGGGATGGTAACTCCGAGTACTTGGGCCCTTGGTGCTGCTATATCGAGGACGCGTCTGGGGATCCCACGGATCATCAATCCTCAACACCGTGTCCTTATCCGACTGGGGGACGTGAACGTGATCAGACTTTGGCTAACCCTTTTCGGGCTCTACCGGGTGGTAGAGTTCAAAGGGGCGCTGAAGCTAAAAACAATCATGGAACCTGGAAAGGATATTGACGGGTTTATGGAGGAGTGGTGTAAGTGGGTCCCAACTTTCTACGACAAAATCCGCTCGATAAGTGGTGAGTCATGGAAGTTGTCTCCTGACAAGGACCTAACGCCCATGCAGATCCCGTTCATGCAAAAGTGCTCCCCGAACTCGGGGGGCTTTACCTCAGTAATGGGGATTTTGTGGGATGTGGCCCTCGCAGGGTCGCATCCAGAGGTGTTTCCAGCCATAAAGAAATGGTTGGGCCTCGTGGATGGTATCGAGCTCACCTGGGCCTTCAACAAGGTACTCAAGGTCTTCGATAGGGCCGTCTACCGTAACTGGGAAACGGCCTTTGAGGAGATGAGAGCTGACCTTAGCTCAGGGAGGTACGTGAAGGGGTCTCCCCTGTTTACTTTGGTAAATTGGCAGTCCGGGATGTGTACAACATATTGTCCACTTCATCCGTTGCTTCCATATGCTGGCGATCCTGTATACCAATACAGACGCTGGTACTTGGACCATATGTGGGGGAAATCTCTCGCGTTTGGCGCGTTGGCTTTCTTGAGGGAACCTGGGAAGATTCGAGTAGTAGCCATGGTGAATCTGATCACCCAGACACTCATGGCCCCCTTGCATGAGTGGATTTTTGCACGGTTGCGCCAGATACCCACCGATGGAACCTTTAACCAGACTCGCCCCGTCGAGTCACTGGTTGCTGGTTTTAAAGGCAAGGGACACTGGGTCGCTTCGTACGATTTATCGGCGGCGACTGACCGGATCCCTATCCGGATTCAGATCGAGCTCCTAAAACCGCTGCTGGGTGGGGAACTTGCTAACCTGTGGGCCTACCTCTTAGTCGCACAACCTTACCGGCTTCCTAAGATCGCAAGATCTTGGAATCTCGGTTACAATGTTGTGTGGTACTCTGTAGGACAGCCCATGGGCGCATTATCATCGTGGGCCCTGCTCGCGCTGGTACATCATGCGATTGTGCAGCTAGCTGCTTCAAAGGCGTACCCTAGAGCGCCAGGATGGTTCCTGTCTTATGCAGTGCTGGGGGATGATGTGGTCATAGCTGATCACCCTGTAGCTATGGAGTACCTTCGGATCATGGATGCTCTGGGTGTGGAGATCGGACTAGCGAAAAGTCTGGTTTCTAGCCAATCATCCATTGAGTTCGCTAAGCGGACATGGATCCGTGGGCGGGATTGCTCGCCAATTTCTCTGGCTGAGTTCATGGTTGCACGCTGC